CACGACATTGTGGAGCGTCTCCAGGGCTTCTACTTCGACCACTGTGATCCCGAGGAGGATTGAGGTGGCACAACACGCCCTGCTTAGCTAAGCTGGTGGTGTTCTAAACTAAACAGCAAACCGCACAAACTCATGGACACGCCACCTAGTGGACGGTACACAGAACGTTACGAGGTCACGCTTAGGCACCGAGTAAGTCGGCTGCTCCACACAGAGACAGTTGAGGCAGAAGACCTGTGGCATGCGGTCCTCTATGCCAAGCAAAAGCATCTAGGGCATACCGTTGTCCGTATCACATCACTTGATTGACTACGCCGTGCAACTTAAGCGTTTTGTGTTTCATTTTCCTAAGTTGAACTTATTTGAGGTAATCAAGGCCTACTCAGCAGTTGAGGCTAGGCAGCGGCTAATGCGTAGCCGCCTAGGTCAGTTCTACAACCAAGCTGTACTAATTAGCAATGACTGAACGCTTAGCAATTTTCCTACTAAGGCTTGGCTGTGGTTGTCCGGTGCGGGTTACTCGCATACCTGAATCGCGCTACGGCATAGCGGTTCGGGGCCTAGACCCACGAGACCTAGGTCGAGCAGGCTTGAGTCTGCGCATTCAGGCCGCGCTGCGGCTTCTGTACTTAGTCAACCCCTTAGCGGGGGTTGTGTTTTTTCCACACGTTATTGAGGTGACCTTGCCATGAGTCGAGCACGCATTTCTATTTATCGAGAAGATCGCATCTGGGATCTACGGTGCCAAGGCTATGACTACGACTCGATTGCCCGCATCGTGAATGTTTCGCCCAGTCTTACAGGAGTGATTCGGCGCATTAGGCGGCGTCCCAGCATGGAGACAGATCCCGTCAGGCGTGGACGCCGGTGCAACTTCCTGAGCGATGCGCAGCTTGAGGACATAAAGCTGCGATACGCCAATGGACAGCGACAAGGTGACATCGGTAAGTTGTACGGGCTTAGTAATTCGGCAATTAGCCAAATTTGCACCGGCCGTACTTATGCGGAGCCAGAGCCTGGGTACAACTACGACTTCACCAACCGGCTACTTAGGCGCAGCTGATCTGATCCACCGGAGAACGCGGCTGTAAGGGATGCGCAGTGCAGCCGCAATGGACTTAGCGCTCATGCCACCTCTGTGCATGAACAGTACGAGCTTGGGATCCGGCGGTGCTGGTGTTTCGCTGGTCATGGGCGTATGCGCAGCAATGCAAGCAGTTTAGCGCGTTAAGTGTAAGCTGTTTGTTGGTTCCTCTTACCACTTCAAAACATATGGCAGACTTTGAGTCCGTTTCGTTGGCGGAAGTGAAAGTTCGTACTGGCCGTAAGTGCAAAACGGCCCCTTTGCGGGAAGCCGTGGCTGCGCTGCAGGTGGGTGATGCTTTCTTCGTGCCCTACTCCAGTGAGGAGGTCAAGGAGGGCTACCGGCCCAGCACCGTTACCCAGGTGGTTGGGACAATGAGCCGCGCCAATCCGGTGGTGCGTTACTCCGTTCGGCGTGATGCCAAGCGGGCGGGGTGCTTTGTGGTGTGCGTTGCTCGCCCCCAAGCCTGACCACGATGTAGTACGCTATGGGTCCCGGCGCAAGCTGGGGCCTTAGCCCTACCACTTAAACCACGTAAATCTCACAACAAGTCTTATGGGTCTCACGTTCCTTAGTAAAAGCCTCGAGCGCACAGTCGATCTCGACGGCCTTAGCTCCTTACCCCTTAGCGATGTGCGGGCGCTCCACGCCGAGCTGGTGGTGGCGGTGCAGTCGATGGATGACAGCGTCAACGAAGCGCTCAAGATGCAAGAGCTCAGCGGGATCTCCGCTGATATGGATTGGGTGCATCGTGTGCGTAAGAAGCGGCGCATTTGCGTGGCTTTTGCCGCACAGGCCAAGCAGCTACTGGACACTAAGTCGAGTGACAGCACATTCCAAGGCGCTTACACACAGCACCTAGACGCACTAATTCTTAAAGAATTAGGTGCAACTGTCTATGGCGAGATCAAGGATGAGGCGCGGGAACTTGCGCTTGCTGATCTTCAAGCAGGGACTCCAGCCGCATGATTTCCCACACGGCCTGCTGCAGCATCTCCTGATAGCTGACGCAGGCGCGGTAAAGTGCCGCCTCTCGTGGTGGCAGCGACCGTACTGCTAATTCGATTTGTAACTCACGTTCTGGTGTTACAGATCGCTTAAGCCATTCCATAGGTCGAGTCTTGCTTAAGGTAGCCTAGGCCGGCCTACGTTGTTTTCTACGCTTACTAATGACTGAATTTCGTGCCACGCTTCAATGGATTGAGGATGAAGAAGAGAAGAGCCGCCATGGGGAAGGGGTAAGCCGAGCCCCCGCAGGTGCCAAAACCAAGGAGTTTCGCCTCGTGGTTAAGCAGGCTGGAACAAAGCCGATGACGCTGATTATGCGGGCCGAGTCGAAGCGGAAGGCGCAGCAGTATGCAGAAGCGCGGTGGCCAAGTGCGCAGGTAGAGGTGATTGGATGAATTGGTGGCGCGTAATGGCGAAGGCCTTGGGCGAAAAAGCACACCCCGACCCCCGCGTAGCCGATCAAGTAGCCCTAATCCGCTTTGCAATCCTTTTAGCGTACATGCTTACTAATTTGCACATTGTGCTTAATACTTGGAGGCACTGGTAAGTGAATCGCTTATGCGAAAGATGCAAAAGCTCTAAGCTACGCATTACCGAATCCCACCTAATTAGTGATGGGCGAGTACGCAGGGTTAGACGAGTCTGCGAAAACTGCGGGCATCGCCATACGCTCTATGAAGTGAGCAAGGAGATGCTTGAGGAGTTTGAGGAAAGCGTCACTTTGCTGAAGCAGCTGCGCAATGTCTTAGGCGTGCAAGAGCGCCTACCTTTAGTTCAATGTGATTCTTGTATTTACTGGGGTAACGATGGCTGCTCGATGGACTTCCCGGAGGCTGGCGGCAAGTTTGCTGGCGAATGCTCCGTGTACACGTCCCAAGGGGAAGAAGCAGTGTGAGCAGTGCGGCAATCCCATGCAGGGTTTACGGCTCTGTTCGGAGTGCTTCAGCAGATCTGAGGACGGGCGCAGAGAGAGGGCACTTAAGTATCTGCAGGACAAATGTGTTCCGCTGGAAAACGGAGGCCCTTGTGCTGCGTGCGTTCACTGGGCAGGCAAGTGCGATCTAGGCTTACCGGAGGCGGGCTCCACCTACGCCACTAATTGTCCTGCCATGCTTACCGAATGCTTAAGTCGATGACACACCCATTTCTGAACCGCCTAGAAGTACTGCTTATCCGCTTACTGCTTAGGTCGCCCAATATCGGCTTCATTATGGTGAAGCACAAGGGCAGCAATGTGAGTTGGGTTCTGCACGACATAAGCGACCCGGTGCCTGGTGATCCCTACGAGGGTGCTGAAACCGCACCGTCCTATGCCGATCAGCTCCATGGGGAGCCGGCTTGTGAAGAAGATAGTGAGCCTCTGTCAATGCAGTTCGAGCGGCTCTACCATTTACCGGACGCAGAGCGTTAGGCGTGTACCTGCCCACGACGGGCCACGGATCCTTCGGGGTTCACCCACTTGTGTGGGGGCTCGACACCTACTACAAACCTTGGTTTTTTGATGGACACTCAGTTTATTGGGGCACTCCAGCAGTTGAGCGCCGCGAAGCTTTGCGAAGAGCTGAAGCCATGGCAAATCGAGAACGGTAAGGCGGCGTTTCTTGACTACCTGTATGCGCTGTACGAGCGCGACTCAGCGGAGGTTGGTCTGCGCGGAACGTACACCGGTCTGGTCGAACGCTTCAAGCACGACGCCTTTGAAATCATCCGCGCTGGTTTCATCAGCAGCGGCAACACACCTGCTTAAACTTTGTGAAGAACATTATTGGTTTGTACAGCCCGGCTGCACAGTCGGGTAAGTCTACTGTGGCTAAGTTTTTAGCGCAGGAGTGCGGCTATGAAGTTGTACCTTTTGCACAAACGCTTAAGGAGATGCTTATTCCCATGCTTAAGGCACTGGGGTACAGCGACGATGAGGCTTACCGCTTAGTCAGGGTGGATAAGCAGGTAGTAGTTCCTGGTGCAGAGGTGAGTGTGCGGCATATGTTGCGCACCTTGGGGACCGAGTGGGGACGGCAGTGCATTCACCCAGACATCTGGCTTAGGTGTTGGCAGGAAAGCATTAAGCCGTACGACTTAGTTGTGGTAGATGACGTGCGGTTCCCTAATGAGGCCGACCTTGTACGCAACTTAGGTGGTGAAATGTGGCTGGTGGAGCGCCCCGATGCATTCAGGACACATGAGCATGCGAGCGAGGGAGGCCTAGATGCGTACCACGACTTTACGACGCATGTTGTAAACGATGGGTCGCTTACGGACTTGCTTGGTAAGCTGCGAGTACTTGCGCAGCCCTAGTGGCCAGTTTGCGGTATCACGCCGGTCGGATGGTTCTCTACGAGGGAACTGACGGCTGGCGTGTCCGCATTAAGAGCCACACCGCCAAACTCGATCTACCGCTTAGCTGTACAGATTTAGAGGATGCCGTGCTTGAGGCAGAACAGCTGTACGCGGATGCAAGAGCTGTGACTAATACCGCACCGAAGTGTTACCAGTGTGTCCATTGGAAGCCCAGCAAAGCAGAATGTGGATTGGACTTTCCTGAGGGTCGCTCCAGTGGAGGAAACTACGCCAAATACTGCTGCGCTTTCTGGGCTAAGTCTTAACTCGGTACCCGCTGATGCGATTGACTGTGGTGATGGGTTCTATATCGAACAGAGTACGGAACCCTGTGGAGAGCCTAGGTACAGGAGTTGTAGTCCTGGTGGTGCAATAGGTCGCTACTCCAATGACCTGTGGCAGGCTCAGATCTACATTGAGCATCTGAAGGGAAATCTGCCGGGCGGATCCAGTAGTACACCCGCTTAGCGCGGATGAGACTCCAGTGAATTTGGGACATCCACCAGATCCATACAGGGGAGTGGGCCTTGCTGATGTTGCACTCGAGGCAGGCGGGCACGCAGTTGTCGCGGGAGGTGGTGCCGCCTTTGGCCTTGGGCCTTACGTGGTCAATGGTGGTGGCGTGGGCTCCGCAGTAGGCGCATTCGTGGTTCCAGGCGGAAAAGATTGAGGCACGAAACTTCTGCTTAGTGGCTTTCTTGCTAAGAAGGTGGATGCCATCAATCTGATGTTCCATGGACAGGAAGCGTGTAGGTTTCTATCTCTAAATCGATGATGTCATCATCGCTTTTGAAGAATTCACTTATACGCGCGTAGACATCGCCGGCAATGTTGTCCGGGTCTTGACCCGTCTCTAGGTAGAACTTACCTCGTATCTCGATGAGGTAGCGCTCCATAAGGGAGAGACGGCTGCGGTAAGCCTAGCTAGGCCGCTTGCTGCCAACTCGGCATCACGCGAGCTTGGCCGTTGTAGTGCCCCAGTACGGCGTAATCAAGCGTAGGCTTAGCGGCCATAAGTAGGAATACCATCTGGCCTATGAGGAGGCCGGGGTAAAGGGGTAGGTTGTGGTAGGTGCGGTTGTTCTTAAGTTCAAGTGTGAGTTTGCTACCTGTCCAATTGCAGTCCGCGAAACCGGCATGGCTGTGCTCGTAGCCCTCGCGAGCCCGTGAAGACTTGAGGCAGAAGATGCCACAAATGTCCTTGGGCATGCGGAAGACCTCTTCTGTCTCAGCTAAGAGGAACTCACCGGGCGCTAAGTAGTAGGGCTGCTGCTTCGTGCAGTGGCTTATGTCGAGTAGCTGTAGCTCTGGAGTATGGCTTACCTCCACCATTAGGTTCGTACCAAGGCGGAGGTCGAGGGAGGCTGGGTTAAGAAGGGCTTCGTCGAAGGGGGTGACCATGCCCTCGTCACAACAAAGGCGCTTAATTTCGTCGTCGTGCAGGATCACAAGTTTAAGCGCGTAAGCTTAGTAGTCCCATTGTACCTTAGGCCTACCAGTTCGGATACCGGTATGGATGAAACCCTTGGATGCGCCCAGACCTGTGCTGTACGGCCAGTTTTTAATGCACCAGTCCTGCAGTTTGTAGATGTCTGCGCCTTCGATGTACCAGTCGACAGCCCCAACGCTGGGCGCGTTGTACAGGTGCTCCGAGTTGCTGGCGCCGCCAACCGAGGCGTTAATGACCTTAGGTCTGTAACCACTCGTAATAACTACAGGCTTATTACCGAAGGCGGTGCGGGCACGCTCCAGGAAAGCGGCCAGCTCAGCGGCGGTATCGACCTGATGCTGGGCCGTGAAGCGACGTGCCTCTTGACCTAGGGCGAATTCACCGAGCGTGATATGGGGAGTTAGGTGAGCGGTAAAGGGCGACTTAGGGGTCAGACGGCCAGGTTGCTGAGTGGCTTCTGCCGCTTGCTGTGTCCCAAGGAACAGGCTCAGCTCGGCGGCGCGGCGACGGACTAAGCCGGGGAGTACCTTGCCATCGCCTTTGTTCCACTTGGGCAGTTCTTCGGCGGCTACTTTGCCAGGCACCTCGCCAGCTAGGAGGCGCTTGCGCAGGGTTGATTCTTCGACCGCACCTAAACCCACGTTATAGGCCCAGCTAATTAGTGCTGCTTGCTGATTAGCGGGAAACTTAGCAAGTGGCGGGATGAGCTGAAAAAGCCGCTTAACGTAGTTTTGTTGTACTTGCTCGCTTAACAGCTGTTCGGCTTCGACCTTGGTGATCTTGTCACCTAGGCGAACGGAGCGGCCATCCATGATGGTGGTGCCGTAGCCGATGGTCGGGATTCCCGCGGGGCAAATGTAGGCCTCGAGGCGTAAGCCTTCGAATTCGCGAATCAACTTGAGCGCCGGTTCAAGCCAGGCTGGGTCCGGGGAGTCTTTTACTGCAGGTGCAGCACGGAACAGCTCGAGGAATTCCGCCTGCTGTTCAGCCCTTAGCCATTGCCATGCTGTGTTCCATGCCGCAATTTGATGCGGTTGCGGTGCCTGCTTATCGGTCCACTTGGCGGCAGTGAGGAAGTTGCTCATTGATCAACGGCGCTTGGGGAACACCAGCCGGCCTGCCTGCAGCAGCAGCTGAATCCAGCTGTTGGACTTGAGCGGGCTGATCGCGATGATCTCGCTGCCGGCAGCGATGACGATGGCGATGATGGCGGCAGTCTCAGGGCTCATTGTGTTTGGGTCGGTGGACTTATGTTACTTGCGCATCTCAAGGGCACGCACCCGTTGATCGAGCTGGGTGAGTTCGGCTTTGCTGTCGTTCTTCAGTTCTTCGACTGCGCGAGCCATTTGCTGCACTGTTGCCTCAACCCGAGCGAACTGCACCTGCAGGGAAATCAGCAAGGCGCCAATGGCGAACATGCCAGCACCGAGGGCTGCTGGAAGGGAGGCGGCAAACACGCCACCCACTGTCTTGGGTTCGTCCGCCATTGATCCATCCAGGCATGTTTTCATCGTAGCGATGAGTGCCTAGCGACCCTGACCCCTGCGAAGCTTTCGTGTGCCACGCGGTCTGCTGTTCTGGCCGCTTCCCTGCTTTGTGCGCTTGGGCTTGCCGGGAATGTGTTGCACCGAGGCTGTGCCGGTTTTGCTGCGGACTGCCATGGCAGGCTTGCGCGTAGAGGGTCAGAACAACATCAGCATATTGCCGGTTGCTGCGCCAGGCGATGGGGGTGCTGTGAAGTAGACATTGGAGTTGTTGCCACTGTCTATGGAGTTTGGACCGACGTAGAACTTGTTACCACTTAGCTCGCCAATATCCCTGACGTCGAGATAGTTGATACCGCTGGTGACGTTGGTGAGGGTGAAGGTGCGGCGAGTACCTGCGCTAGTGCTGTTGATCGTGACAGCGTTGCCAATCGAACCAGTAATAGACCAAGTGCCAATCACGGCGGGACTCGACAGGCCCAGTGACAATGTGTAGGAGACTGTGCGCGTGCTCGCCAGCTCAGAGAAGCTGCTGGCTGCGGGTGAGGCACTGTTAATGGTTACAAGGGCTGTGTTGGAGCCTCCTCCAATGGTCAACCTGTTAAAGGTCAGAGCGCCGCCGGCAAAGTTTATCGAGCTGAGCGAACCATTACTCAGCAAGATATTCGCTGTGCCTCTGTTAAACGTGAGGTTGATAACTGAAGCCGTGGTCCAGACCGTACCTGTACCTGTCAACGTCCACAGGCCACTACCCATGGTTATGGTGCGCGTATTGCTGCCGGTTGCAGAAAAAGAAGCAATGGTGACGTTGTAGTTATCTGCGTCAAACGTTCCACGGACCAAGGTTACGGATCCAGACGAATTGAAGGCATCCCCCAGTCGGAATGTGCCCGAGGGACCGTTGATGCCGATACTGAACGGAACTGTTTTGCCGGCACACGTAAAAACCATAGTGCCTCGACCAGAGAATGTCTGCAATGCCGAGCCAGACACCGTAACGCTAGAGCTATAGGTATGAGATCCATGCCAAGTGCTGTTGGTGGTGT